CACCAGCCGATATTGCAGCGAGCATATTCCCTGCCAGCCGGTCAGGGTAAGCAACGATATCCACGCCTAACTGCTTCACCAGCGCCGCGTAATTGGCTTTGCCGGTAATCTGGATTAATCCACGCCCTCGATAGCGGTAGCCGTCACCAGAACTCACATCGCCATTGCCGTTACGGCTGGCGTAAACGATGTTGGCGATCATCTTCTGGTTTGCCGGGTGCGCATCATTACGGCCATAGGCTTTAGCCTGCTGGGGCGTTATTCGACGCTTGAAGGTTGCCAGCAGCGCGGGCTCGCTATAGTTCAGACCCTCTTCCACTTTCGTGAAGCCTGCCGACTCATGCCCAGTCTGCGCGAGGAAATGAGCCTGCCGAAGCGGCGTTGTAATGCCGAACGCCGTCATGCTCGGCGCTACATGCGGAAACCATGCGTCGCGCAGAGCATTAGAAACGCCGGTAGCTCGCTGGAAATCACTGGGTGTCAGCATTGGTATCCCCCAAGCGCTTATCAATCAGCCTGCGCAGCTTTGATGAAAGCCAGTCCACGCCGAGAAAGCCGAGGAACACCGCAACCACACGCGTGGTGTCGTCGCTGAAGTTCCAGTTAAAGACCGAGCCGATTACCTGCAGTGTCGGCTGGAGGAAGAAAGCAAAGACGCTGCACATCGCGGCATCGAGCAGACGACGGGGCCAGGTGTCTTTGCCAACCCACGACGCGCGCAGAATAGCCATTACTCCCGCCAGACCTGCATAGCCGGATTCGTTTTTGTGGGCGTACAGCCAGGCAAGAAGGCTTGCCCAGAAGCCTGGGTCTTTTTCTGGCATGCGTTTCATCCTCACCTCCCAATTGGTCGGTGCCGTTCGTAGTCAAAGAGAAATGCGCCTCAGCCACATCGGTTAAGGTTCAGCTTGAGTTGATTGGCCGGGCGCAAAAACGAAAAAGGCCCGCCGAAGCGAGCCCTAATATTTGAATACCCTGACGCAAAACGCGGTAACAGCCTTGCCCGTCGGCAACAGGGTAAATTTTGGTATTTATCACAATATGAAAGGCGCTACAGGTTTGCAGTCCTGGACAATGCGGATAAACCGCCTGCGCTCAGTGCCTTTGGTATTGTGTGGAAATAAAAAACCCCACCGGGCGGCGGGGCTTACTGATGATGGTAGTGAGCGTCGTGTATAGAAAGCCCACTATGTGAAAGATATTAATCCATTTTACGACAAAATCAACTCTTTTATTCACTCACAGAGATAATCAGTATCGAGTTAGTGACTTAAAGGCTGCGTCTGCATGGCTCTCTTCAATCTCCAGCTTTGACACAAGCGCATCGAAAAATGGTTTCCAGTTTCGCTCCCATGTCCTGATATGCAGGTCCGGCACGAGCAAGCTGACAACTTTATAAGCCTTGCTCGATGGTTTGCGCCTGAACCCTTTACCGCTGCAGCGATCGCACTCTTTCTCTACCGGGCACCCGCTGAGCTTTGACTGCTCAAGATCGCGGACGCGGCCAGTTCCGTTGCAACGGCAGCGCGCGCTGATGAATCCTTTCCCGTGACATGTCACGCACTGATGCTCTGTTGTTTCGAGTCGGTACTTAGGCGGGGTGTTTTTTCCGCAGCCGGGATGAACCATCACGTTGGCAATGCTGTTGGTGATGCCTCGTCCCTCGCAATTAGGACAAGCATGTTTAGACGCAGCGGAGCGGGTATATTCTTCAAAGGCGAGCTTACACATCACCGTCAGGCAAGGTAGCAACTTTGCACCTGCACCTTTGATGATCAGCCGGGGAACCGAGCTGCGCGCATAAGCCAGCAAATAATTAACAGCGCGAGTTTTGTCCTCTTCGCCCAGCCCGGCTTTAGCCAGGACGGCCGCCACCCCTAGCTGAGATTTTGACTGGCACATGCCGAACGCGCCCATTACGTCCGTCCCTGTCAGCGCTTCAGATGCCGTGGCGCGCGAGGTATCGCTGATGTTCATAGTCTTCGGGCTGAAATGCTTTAATGCCGCTTCAATTTTCATGCTAATCCTTCTCCACACCCTTTATTTTTTGTCTGCCCCGATTACGCCGACTGCAATCGCGTGATCGAGGAACCTGAACAGCAGTTCGATCTGGCTGCCGTATTTGTTTTCAAACTCCCTCATGTCCCGGTGCAGCTCATCGTGATGCGATCTGCAAAGCGGTATCACAAATAAGTCATGCGCCTTAGTTCCCATTCCTCCCTGCCCATGACCAATGATGTGGTGCGGATCGTCTGCCTGCTTTCCGCAGCAGGCACATTTTTGCGCCTTTACCCAGCGCGTATACTTCTCGCTTTCCCAGCGCTTACGCTTTGGACGAAGCATAAACGATTCGGGCGACTCCGGGTCTGCCACCAGGCTGATAACCTTCTTCACCACCTCCCCGGCCTCCTGCAAAACCTCACGGCCCAGACGATCTGGCGCAATCAGTGATTCCTTCATCGTTCCGGTAGCCACCTGCTCTGCCTTCATCTTCAGAACGCGGCGCGCCGGCGCTTCGGGTATCAGGTCGATTACGTCTTTGATAGATGCCCACCAGCATAATTCTGGCAAGGTCAGAGTGTGGTTAGCATGCAGGCCTATATCGAGGCAGGCGCTGTGAATGATCCACGCTGCGACGTTTGCGGCGGCGACCTCTTCCATCTCGCCATATACGCCGTTATTGCGCAGCTTGTTGTCATGGTGATAGCACAGAGACAGCACGCCCTGCTCTGTTTCTAACGTCGTTATTTCGTGGAAATGAAAGCCGTCGCCGTCGTCGCACTGGCACGCGTTTATCATTCCTACCCAACCCGTGAGATCGGGAAAGCCACCAGCAGCGGCAATAACGCGCTCATGGCGGAAGAAGGAATTCAGCAACGGATCATCCAGTAAGGGCTGATTGCCATCGTTGATTTTCCCTGACGGCAGGTGAGCCATATCACCAGTCGGCGTGCTGATCAGTACGCGACCGCGAAACAGGCTCATTAGCTCTGATCCAGGCTTAAACAGGACTATCCCGGTGCGCGGCGCCACTTCCGGTGTAAGTAGTACTCTCATCAGTACCTCAGCGCGTGGCTTCGAGCAGACGAAGTAGCTCAGGGAATCGTGACTCGAAGAAATGCGGCTGCGTCTCACGGGGATTTACCGGGCTGGTAATATTCTTCCCATACATGCACCCCTTAGCAGTAAGCGACCAGAACCGTTTAACGCCATTTGTGCCGGATCGGCTCGGACGTGTCTTCTGCTCAGCGATGCCCAGCTTCGCCATGTGCTGATACGCCTGGCTCGCGGTGATTCGAATATTGTGAGTTTTGAGTAACTGGCTAAGTGATTGTGTTGGGCGGCTTGAGCCATCAACTGCATCGGCGGGCGCGTCAATCGCGTAGTGAGGCATCAGGTCTGGCAGCCCAGCCACCTGCTGAAGTTTCTGGTAAGCGCCCAGCTTCGACGAATTGGAGAGATTTAGTGTTTTGGCTGCCGACTCCAGCAGGAGCACCCCGGCCTGAATGCGGTCGGAGAAAGACGGAGCATTGTTTTGCACCTGACTAGTTACGGAATCAAAGGTCCGAATGACCTTGAGATGAAATGAAGGGCTAATCCACATGGCATACGCATAGACGAGTTCTTTGCACACATAAGTACCCTGAACTTTTCCGCCGCGAATAGTCGTTACGGGAATTCCCGTATCGCTCAATTCTTCTACAAGCTCCGCTGTCTGCTTAAGTCGAAGCCAATCATGCGGGTCGTTGCGTCTTGCTGCGCCAGCTGCTTTATGCAGATCGTTCAGGCAGTAACGCCCGTCCTGGTCCCGACGCACGGAAACCTGATCAATCACTAAAAGTTGATTCATTCGTTCTCTCCACACCATTTGTTTTATCCGGTCCCGCCCCCTCATCTGCAAATGAACAGGACCAACCTTTGCCGGCAGCGTCTGCAAACGCTGACTGGCTTAACCATCATAACGACTGCGTTAGAATTTTCACGACTTTGATGAAATTTATGGTTTTCTTCCTGAAGATTAAGAGGGCGGTTAAAAAATTTGCTTCAAAGTCCTCATACCTTGTTCCGGTACTAAGAGAGTCTTGAACATTGCGGATTTGATAAGCAAATCAACACAAAACAATTAAAACCAGACGATGACAAAATTTCATCAAAGCAAATCTGTACAACTAATTTAATTTTGTATAACTTACACATCAGAGACAGTGCTCACCAAATATACAATGGAGACAATCATGCACCAGAATCCACAGAACACGGGTTCCCAGGGGAACATTGCCGCCTACTTCAGCCGCGCTACCATGCCTTCTCAGCAGGAAACGCTTGGCGCTATCGTGGTTGAAATTCTACGCTCAGGTCGTTCACTTAACCGTAAATCTATCTGTATGCGTCTACTGGCGCGCGTTGATGCAGCAACCTCTCAGGAAGAAGAGCACCACCTTCAGGAACTCATTAGTTTGCTCTTCCGCGACTGACATCTCCCGAACAGGATTTGCAGCCGGAGGAGAAATAATTTCTGCCAGGCAGGCAAGACATGTTCAGAGGTTATAGATGAAAAGCAGTAAAGACGAAGTACTGCGCGACGCGCTTATTGGTGAAGTTGTACTGGCGATTCTCAATGAGCAAGCCGCGGTATCGTGGAATGCGGTGCTGACAAAACTTCAGGCAATACTTAATGGCAATCATGGTGCAGAAAAGACCCGATTAGCGATGCTTGCCATTCAGGAAGTCAAAGCAGAAATGGACCTGAGGCGCTCTAAAAAAACTATCGCTGCTGACAGCTTTTTGAGCGTTGCAGCAAACAGTCAGGACGACAGCACGCGGCACTAATTTGCAGACCTGTAAGAAAAAAACAGAAACGACAGGGGTCGGGAGATATATTTGATATGCAACAGATGTTGTTTAAAACTGACCCCGTACTGATGGCCCTCATAAAGGACATTGGGGATAATTTTGAAGATGAGAAGCATGAGCTTGATAATGCTGTCAAAATGTCACTAATCAGCACCGGAAACGTGTCACTAAAAAACATCCTTTTCTGTCTCATAAACGAGATGGAGAGCACAAGTGATGTAGTCCGTCTGGACACTTTGCGCAATTGCCTCGAACTTCTTTTACGCCCTGAATCATAAAGGGGAAAATTAAGCCGGTAAGCTTGTCTGCCGGCTTGATTTAATGCATCTTTCTCATCAGATTATCTATTAGTTGACTACACTGAAGCCGGGTTTTTTCGCTGTCTGCATTTACGCTCATTCGGTGCAAGGCTTCAACCAGTTCGTGCAAACTAAGACCAATGTCCGGGCTTAACATGCCCACCACAATCTTTCCCAGCAGAGCGTGCAATTCTGTTGACGAAGAATCTTTTTTCAGTTCCAAAACTCCTCCCTGCCCTGTATATGCATACAGCCTAACATTTAGCCCCTTTAAGACCACCTAAATTTTTCTTAGATTTAAGAGAAATCTGGGTTTTTTCATACTTAATACGGCAAAAATAAGGTAAGTCCTAATTTTTTGCCATAGAGAATTGTGAAAATAAACCTCATTTTTCATGAAGTAACTTTTAATATTCGTTTAGTAAACATTGAAATAAAATGACTACTGTCGCATTTCGTCTAAGAGATAAAAAATAAACATCCTGTTGCATTTTAAGAGTCAAAATGTTGCTGGCACACGATGAGGAAGTAATTATTCGGATTATTGTGCGATCTGTTTGGCATAAGACGACTACAGTCAGAGGCGAGGTTGTCATTAATCGTACTTATGGAGGATTTACCGTGTTACTTCAAGACGACGAGAAAGGCCACGTCATTATTGGCGAAGCGGCACTGCATCTTGCACTGGCCAAGAAAGAGATATCTGTTCTAACTCTAATTGCCGAGCTAAGACGTATGGCTGTAGATGTTAAAAGCAACGAACGGCGAGTTGAGCTAACAGAAGCCAGAAAGTGGCTTCAGGGGTTTATCGAACCGGGCAGAGCTAAACAACCTATGCCATACCTGCAAGTCCTTGCAGGCCTGAACGAAGAAACGAAATAACGCCAGTGGACGTAGTCCGGCTCCGGCCGGGAGACGACGATGAAAGATGACCTCATCGGTCACGCGAAAGCGTGTACCGGCCGGAGAAACTGTCAAGGATGACCCCCGGCTCTCTAGCACTGATCAAAACTTTGTAATTGTCAGCTCTGCTCTGCCTCCCTTGGTAAGTTCGCCCCATTCTACAGTGAATCTTTTTATCTGGCTGTCGTCGCCCCATACGCCAGCATGGGTAAGGCTGTCGAACAGCGCTTTCTGGTAGTTGTCCAGGTCTCGCCTCCGCTTGTCAGGTGGATACAGAACCACATTAACCTCCACGTCCACTGTAATCGGCTGAGGCGCGCGCTTGAGCTGCTCCATGACAGCAACGAAGGTGTTGATGCGAAAAGAGCGCCCGGAGGCGCTAATTTTCATACCCTGGCTAGTAGACCGCCAGTAACCGTTGACGCTAGGCGGGAACGGTAGAATCAACTTCATCCAGCTTCTCCCATGTCCGGGATTGTCATCTGCCCCGCCAGTTCGGCGACGGCGGCGCGAAGCATGCGGATATTGTCCCATTTGGCTCTGTCGGTCCTCTCCACCAGCCCGATAAACTCTGCCATGGTCATCTCAGTGTTCAGACGCGTCTCGATGGCTACTGAACTGAAGCGAGTGAACTTATCCATAACTTCTGCAGCGTCCAGATCGGGATACTGAGCGGCCACCCACGCTTTCAGCTCCCCGTTCTCCAGCTTTTTCTGCTTCAGGCGCTGTGCTTTGGCAAGAATCTCAGCCGGCACTACCACTACAGTTGGATTTTCGAAAGAGTCCGCCGCCCAGGTGTGCGCATATCGGGACTCCTGAAACGGGTAAATGTCTTTGTCGCCAAACATCGCTGCTGCGCACGCCCAGACCTCAACTCCGCTTTGCTCAAGGATGCCGGCGCGAGTCAGCGGCATGTTTTCGTCATACTGGCTATCAGCGTTCAGGGTCGGCTGAGGTGCGCCGGCGGGAATGCCTGAGCGGTATTCAGCGATGATGGCCATAACTTCTTCAACACAGTTCGGATCGATAAAGAGCGCTGTATGTCCTTCGTCCGTCTCTCCGTTCTGCGCATCACAAAGCAACTCAACCAGGCGGCGAGCGCGCGCGGCGCTGAACTGCGGCATCGCATCGGCTTTGGTCAGCTTCTTCTTACCGGTCGCCTTCGCCTTATCCAGCTGAGTTCTGGCTACGGTTCCAGCCTTTACCCCATGCTCGCGAACCAGCGCCACAGCCGTTGTGGCAGCAACCTCTTTGTTTTTCACCATGGCGATCAGCTCATCACCAGACGTCAGCAGCTGCAGGTGATGCTCCACATCAGTGATAGAGCGCTTAACCTTCTTCGCTATCTCTACCGGTTCCATACCCTGATTGCTCATGCGCTGGTATGCTGCTGCGCGCTCCAACGGTTCCAGCGCTCGACCCTGGCTGCTTGTGACCATGAAGGCGATGCGATCGGCTTCAGACCCTACGAAATCTTTGCACTCAAGGCGGATGTCGTGGCCAGCTTCTTTCGCCAGCAGCGCGCCGTGATAGCGGTGGTGGCCATCGATGATCCTGATGCCCTTCTCCGTGACCTGGACAGCGAGCGGAGGCACATGTTCACCGGCAATAAACGCGTCGCGGAATTCCTCGACGTGAGTTTGGTCAATCTCACGGATGTTGTAACCACTTTCGACATAGAGTTCATCGACTCCCAGAAGATAAGTTTTACGGGTGGTGATGTTGGTTTCGGTCTTTGCTTTGTTGTCGTAGATTCTTGCTAAGTTTGTCATTTGGTTGCCAGCTCCCAAGCCAGGGTAAAGATCAGCGCGGCGATCATCAGGGCCGCAGTGCGAATGCTTTGGTAAAAAATCACGTTGCGCTCGTAATGGCGCAGTACACGGGTCTTCATCAGATTCCACCCCATGCGTCGGCGCTCGGCTTAGGCCTCAGGGCTTTTGCCCGCTGCATGCACATCCGGCGGCGCGCTACAGCCTGATCACGAAAGCGAGGCTTAGCCGTTGCGTCCATCGCGTTCAGCCAGACCGTTGCCGCGCGGCTCCAGCAGTTGCGAGCCTGAAGAGACATAGCCAGCTTGCTCAGGCGCGCGTATTCGGCGTCTACAGCTGTTGCTTCTTCAACCAGGTAGTAGCGGAACTTTATGTCCATGTAGCCTTCGCCCATGGCCAACAGCGTTTTTCCTGCTTCGCGTACCGTCCTCACGTTCGCATTCATCCCCTTCGCCAGTTCGGAAGCCGTCAGGCCCGGATGCTCTACCAGGTACGCCAGAATCATTTGCTAAGTATTCATCGTTGCGTCTCCTGTTAAGCGCTACGGAAGCCATCGGGAATTTCATAATTAGCGCTGGGCATTTGCATCACATCGCGCTGCCATTTGCCGTTCACGCACGGTGGACGCCCTGATTTATCCCACTTGGTCGCGGACTGGAGATAGCCAGGGAAATTTTTGGGAATGAACAGAGTTGCTGGGCGCAGATACTGAGCCTGCTCAGTGTTCTGCCAGTGTGCGTTTTTATAATCGACCACCAGCAACAGCTCACCGAGCTCATAACCTTCTGCCAGCCGCGCACGGATATTCTCCAGGGATGATTTGCAAACCTGAAATTTCGCGCCGGTGGTATGGTTGAGATGAGCCAGTACCTTCTTAGCATGATCTGTCAGTTCAACATCGCGGTCGGGTTGCGCAGCAACCTGACAAGAATCCTCTGATGTAATCTCTGTAGTATTCTCTGTTGTATTCTCTGTAAGAGTGGGACAACTTGACCCGATGGATGGGGACAAATTGACCTTATCCATACGGACAAATTGACCTTTTGGATTGGGACAATTTGTCTCTCTCGATAGGGACAAATTGTCCTTATCGGTCAGCAAAGGGTTTGCGTAGTTAATTGCGTAATAATTAGTCTGGTCATGCTGTCTTTTTTTGAGCTGCTCAACATGAATCAGACCCATCTTTTTTAATGAAGAAACTGTCCTTTGTATCGTCTTTCCGGTCCACCATGGAAACTGCTCATTCCAGGCTTTAATGCTGTTATAAACCCAGCGGCGGCCGTCATGATCAACGCCTGCAGTGGTGTCTTCCAGCCAGTAACAGATTTGCTGAAGCACTATGGCTTCATTCAGGCCAATCCGGCAGGCTAGTTCAGGGCTAATGACTAGCGGCTTTACTTTCAGAAGTAGACTCATGCTCTGCTCCTACTTCCCTGAAATTGCGCTGAAACTGGTCAAGTGGGCTGAAGCACTCGCCATGTTCATAGTTGTCGCGCAGGTAGATAACGCGGTTTGTTTCAGGCTCCCATCGGATAACCCGGACGATGACGCCCCGTTTGTCTTTAAATCGCCGGTTAACTTCACGCATTCGTCAGCCTCTGGTTTGCGATAAAATTTATCCCAGGCTGCTGCGACTACCATACGCGGCGCCTCCTGGTAGTTGTTGGTGCCACCAGCGACCGGTATGATTTGCTCATACCAACGAACGCCGGCAATTAAACGGCAACGAAATTGCCCTGTTGGTCTGTTCTGGCTTACAATGGACATGCGATTATTTCTCCACACCATGCTGATTTGATCGCTCCGACGCCTGGGGGCTGCAACCTCCGGGCGTCACTTTTTTTGGGCCTTCTTACGGCTGAAGGCCGTGATAATCGAACGCACTTCCTCATCACGCGCCGCCAAGTGTTTGCGGTGGTGAATCATAATTTCCTGCGCCTCTTCCTCATCAATCACGCCATCTGCAACTGCCTGGTCGATAATTTGGTCAACATGACCGCGCTGTGCCGCCGTTCTGACTGATTTGTTAAACAGCTCAACCATGTCCAGCTCTTCAAACTTCGGAATGTCCACCAGCATTGCGCCGCGGCGCGCTGCGAAGTATTCAGCCAGGTAGTTCGTTCCTGACAGGTCTTCCATGGCTTCCAGCTCGTGATGCTCGAAGAAACGGCAACCGTTTTTCTCATACAGGTTGTTGTTGAACTGCGTCAGGGTCATGCCCAGCGCGCCAGCCATTGCAGAACGACCGCCCGCAAAAGCTTTGCACATCGCTTTTACTGTCTCTTTGATGTCTACCATCATGTTTTTCCTTTGGTAGTTACGCCTGAGCCGCTTGGGCTTTATGCTTGTCGTAAAGGGAAGGTTCAAATTTAAGCTTCCCTTTGGTGCGAAATGCAGCTTCGGCTGCGCGACCTTTTGGAATGAGTCCTCCTGGTCGCTTACGCCATTGGTAAAATGCTTCTGGAGATACTTTGAAAAAGGCTGCTGCCTTGCTCGGCGTACCGAAAAACTTTTCTAGATCGCTGGTAGTCATTGTCGCCTCCACTAAGAATACTTAGATAGTATTTTCTAAAATAACTTTGGTCAATAAAAACTAAGATAACTTAGCTACTTTTTACTTAGGGGATACACGGTGAGCTCTCTCGGTGGGCGCGTTAGGGCGCTACGAACAGAAAGACGGTTGACTCAAGGTCAGCTAGGGAAAGCAGTGGGCGTTTCAGATGTCACAGTTGGCTACTGGGAGCGCGATCAGAACACACCAGGAGGACTGAAGCTTTCAAAGCTCGCGTCAGTTTTGGGTGTAAGTGAAACGTATTTATTATACGGTAAGGAAGACGAGTCAAACGTTGCGCCTGCTCCGATGGGATACCTGAAAGTCCCTGTAATCAGCTATGTGCAGGCAGGAATATGGACCCCTGAGAGCGACGCACGAAATTTAGAAGGGAATATAGATTACGTGGTAAGCACTGGTGACTTCTCACAAAGTACCTTTGCCTTAAAGGTTAAAGGGAAATCTATGGAACCAGAGTTCGTGGAAGGAGACCTGATCCTTATCGACCCTGAGTTAAGACCTAACCCAGGAGATTTCGTGGTTGCTAAGAACGGCGAAGATGAGGCTACTTTCAAGAAATACAGGGCCAGAGGAATCACAGAGCAAGGTGAGGAAATTTTCGAACTGGTTCCGTTAAATAGTGACTTTGCTGTGAGGAGTTCAGCAAAAGAAAAGTTTCACATCATTGGTGTGCTGGTTGAGCATCGCCGTCTAATCAGGCGTTAGCCCATAGAATTTACAGAAGCCTAAATTTATTTAGGCTTTTTTCTTGACCATCAGTCTAAGTTAACTTAGATTAAGTTCATCCGAGCAGGAACCTAATTTAAGTTTACTTTGAAGGTCGTAAATGAACATCGCTAAGCAAATGGCTAACACAAAGTTTTGGGACCTGATCACTTTTCTGTACCTGTTCCCGGATGCCGAGCTGGTTTGCGATGGGGATATGGGGATCGTTTTGTTGGAGTGCTGTGTCGATAGCCCGGCAGCGAAGCCGGTTTTTTGATGGATGACGCTGTGTTGTTTGGCGGTTTCTTCAGTTCGCAATCTGATTTAACCGCTCTTTTTTTTCACAATGAAAAGGGCATATGCAAAGCGGGTGTTTTCGAACGCTTAGAGACGTGGAGTGAATGCCCTCCTCATTGTGGTGAATGCGGCTAGCGCACGCGGAAAGCTGGCATCGTGAATATCGTGCGATGCTCCGAGTTTAAAGGTCACCGCTCTGGAATTCGCCAGCTTGGCCAGAGCACCGGGAGGCACCCGGCACCACAATACCCTTCGATGTTTCGGTGTGGAGAAATCAGGCTGTGGGTTATTGCAGTAACCCACCAGCCCTTTAAGCGAATCCCTCAGCGTTTTATTGCCGCCAATGGCAAGGGATTCATGCAATCAAAAATCGTGTGGAGAAGTTTTAATGAGCTTTTTTAAATTCACCAGCGCGGAAGCTCTGGCAGGTTGGGAAAAACTACAGAGCGACGCAAAGAAGCTGCGCGCCGCGGGAAACTCGTTTGCCTCCTTATTTGATGCAAAGCCTGTGTTCAATTCTGATGGCGTCCGTGAAGCTTTTTATGGCGTCAAATTCTCAGGTGGCATTTACGTTTCCGCCGACCTTTGGACCAAAGCGACGAGCCGCACAGGTTTTGCATGCTGGCCTAAGAGTAAGGCACCAGCTGGTATGGCTGAAGAGCATAAGGCTCTGCAAACTCTGTGGAACGAGCAGCGGCCAAAATTAGACGTTGATAAAGCTGCTTTCTTTCCGCTAATCGGCCTCGACTGGGGAACCTTGCTTTTTACCGGCATTACCTACTTTCGCCATGGTGATGCGATCTACGTTGAAACCTCAGCAGCGCCAAAAGCCTCTGCTGGCGCAATCGAAATACTGGGCAGCGAATACGACCAGGCTAAACGGGAGCGTCAGAATGAAAACGCCTAATGACGATATCAGAGTCGGGATCATCATCTTCCCCTACTCCAGCATTTTACGCGGCTGGATCGCCCCGGATGGCGAGCTGGTAGAGAACCCGATTAAAGCTCAGCGCATGGCTGAGGAAATGAATCGCACCATCATCATCCACTGAGGCGACCAATATGCTCAACGCAAAATCGAATAAGGAAATTGTTGCCGCCGGCCATGCGTTTGCCAAAAACCTGCCATCTGATACTGGCCTGATGGACATGGCCAAGATGGTAAGCGAGCTCGCTACACGTCTCGACGTCGCGAACGCGCGCGCCAGTGTGATGGCAGGTGAAGTGCTGCGCACTAACAGCATAATGCCGGACGCCATCGCCGCGCTGAACGCCACCGGCGATCATATGAGCCTCGTTGCCAATCTGAATGCCGCGATGGTAACACCAGCAGCTAACGAGTGGATTAAGGCTCTCCAGACTGAAGCAGTCGTGCAGACGCGGAAATACGTCCAGACCATGACCAATCATCAGCAGCCTGGCGTATCGCACGTTGTTAACCTCATCTCGCAGCTGGAGATGGACATGTTGCGCTCTACCTCCGGTAAGGATAGTGACCATGAATAAGCAGGCATTCGATCTGACTCAGCAAGCTGAAACAGCGCGCCGTATTGCTGCCTGCGTTAATGCGTTTGAAGGCATCTCCACTGATCGCATTGAGGGAAAGAATTTAGGCGAAATCCTCGCTGGAGAAGTGCGGCTGAACGGTGCTGGCCCGCGCGCTGATGGCGGGTTCGGCTTCGAGTTTTCCGGGGGCGTTTGCCAGTTAATGGCTGAGGCTTATGCTGAGCAGTTCAGGCAGTCAGGCGCTATCAACTATCTCGAACTGCTTTTTAACCATTCTGATATTGGCCCGCTGACAATTACCATGCAGCGTGTTGAAGGGCTGACGCCAGCCCAGAAATTAGCACAGGCCGAGGCCGAGTGCGCCAACCTGCGGCAGGCGATTGACGATGTTCTGGCTCAGCGTGATGCGCTGGCGGCGGAGAATGCGGCGCTGAAGTCGAACCTGATGTTCTGGGATGCCGAAGACCCTGAAAGCCCTTATGACAGCCCTGAAGACATTGCCAACAATTGTGGAATGGTTTTCAACACGGAATTTGAGGTTCAGGTAGCTGCAAAGATGCCTAACCGCACCTACCGTGTTTCTGAGGTTGGTCAGTACGATTGCAAGATTGAGCTTGTCTCTGGCGCGATACCAGAGACTCCAGCCACCGACGCCTACCTCAACTCTGTGCGGGCTGATGTAATTCGACAGGTGTCGAATGAGGCTCAAGGCTACGAAGAGCAGTTTAAACGTCCATTAACGAGTGAGGAATGGTCAACGCTAATCGGTAATTACTGGGCATCTTTTGATGGCTTGTCTCAATCCAGCGCTGGTAAGGGTGGTGAGTGATGAAGCTGAAAATGTTCACTCTCGATGGCTCGTTGATTATCGACACCAATACCGTCACCCAATTCAGCCCTGACGCAGAGCACGGCGGAAATTTCACTAAGGTCCAAACACTGAACGCCAGTGGTGAAACCTCAGAAGTTATCGTTAAGCACGATTTCTATCAGGAAACCCAGGCGCTCGCTAATGCTTGGGCCATTGATGAAGGAAGGAGTGCTACCCATGCGTGAACGCCCGATTCTATTAAACGCCGACATGGTGCGCGCCGTACTGAACGGCAGCAAGACGCAGACGCGCCGCATTATCGACTGGAGGCGCACGCGCCCAACAGAGATCGCTGAACGCGACGATGGCAGTAAATGGCCGTGGAGTGAAGATTGCGAGAATGGCGGCGACTATTGGCATGATTGCCCGTTCGGTGAAGTAGGCGATCGCCTATGGGTGCGAGAAACGTT